CGGAGATGGTACTTCGTAATCGGGCGCGGAGTAGAAGTCGAACTGATCCTGAGCAACTCGTCTGCTTATATCGTCCGCCACTAACTCCATGACTTCCGCAAACCCATTACGATCCACGTGATACTCACCGTTCAAGCATGTCCACAATGGCAGCGTGCGCACGGGCATCCGCTGGAGCAATTCAGGAACTTCTTGCGATGCCGGAAGCGACAGCACAGTAGGCACCCAGCAAGCATCTGGGAACCTGTACTCTGCCATTCCGGGACGCATGACAGGGATACCTTCAATCTCGGTCCCTTGCTTTGACTTATCGCAGTCCGCGAAGGCCACGGGCGTTATCCCGCGCGCTTGAAGATGAGCGAGTGCCTTGCGTCCCAATCCTCCGGCTCCGAACAATACGATCTGCGTCAGCATAAGTTTGCTACCTGACGAAACGCTGGAGGTAATTGTTCAACTGCTACTATCGGCCAGCGTTGCTGATCTCCGGGAGTACGCCGGGCGTTGCGGTCATGCATTGTGGCGACAAAGTGCGGTCCACCATCCATTGCCATGAGCACATTCTTTTCCCGCGCCCGGCGAACGAAAGGCTCATCTTCGCAAAATGATCGCGTCTCGTCCCACGGATTCCCCAAGGCCCATTCGCGCCAATAGATCATCGTTGCCGACCAGACGATGCCCTGATATTTACTGGCCTGCTTGCGCACGAAGTCATACCAGTAGGCGCGGTCATAGCCATTGACGCGAGCAGCAGGACGCTTCAGCAGAGCGTCAAGTTGATGATAGATGCGGTGAGGGCCACTCCAATCATCAGCGTCAAAGTGCGCGATTACTAAACCGTGCGCCGCCCGGATGCCAACATTCCGTTTTTCGCTCAGGTTTTTTGCGGGGTGCCAGATGTATTGACAATTTGGGATGCTCTCAACTAAATCTTTGATCGGCTCCAGCCCATCGTCTACTACAACAAGTTCTAATGGCTCGTGATCCTGCGAACGGAATGACTCAAGAGCCATTGGAACCATGTGCCGTAACCTGTTATGACACAGCAGGACGCTGACGAGAAAGCCGCTCATTGACTAGAACTTTCGCAGACATGATCCGAATATTCCCCTGTACGCAAGGAAACCGTTCGTTCATCCGGCACAACGTCTAATTCCTTGCGACAGTCGGCGCACTTTATACGCACGCAACCATCTGTCTCACGGCTCATGACGAGTTCGTGGATTTTGCAAATCGTCATGCCGCAATCCCTATGGCCTCCGTGTGGGCAGGCAGATGGTTTAACATTCGGAACCGGGCGAGTGTTGTCATGCGAACGGCACCATCGTAATAGACCTTGTGCGGCCACTCGACCTGAGTCAGCCGGAGCAATGGCTCCCCGTAACACCTGTCGTTTGGAGCCTGGCCTACATTGTAGTGGCCAAGCGTGCTGCGGATTCCGATCAGAGCCTCTGGCGATGGTGGATCGGCGAAGCGAATCAACACACCCTCCATCTTGCGATGCGATGGCCGAACGCGTTCATCCTTACTCGTGCGCCAAATATACCAAGGCAGATTCAGTTCCTCGCTTCTTGCCTCGGTCAATGCCGATTGCGCCTTGCTCGTCTCCGTGCGGGCTATCCTTCGCGCTTGCCAGCGGGCAATGTGCTGGAATACCGAGTTCTCCTCCGAGGCACTGTATCGCTTGCCCTCCTGTGCGGCTCGCGCGATCTCCTGCGACGCCTGCAATGCCCCTTCGCTAGGCAGCGTGCGAATGAGTTTCGCATTCTGCTCGATCAGTTCCCGCACGCGATAGCCTACTGGCCCTTGCAATTCGCACTGCAGTGCTTCGTACACCATGCGGCCCTGCATAGATTCGCGGGCAGCCTGACGCCAGGTGCGGGCAGTCTGAACTACGCGACCGAGGATCATGCGCTCAGCAATCTGCCTGCTCCACAGTTCTAGGAACGTCTCGCGGTCGATCAGGGGGATCGTCTGCGTTCGCTCCAGCACGCGCATGATCGCTGAGTAGTAATCCTGCTCGGCTCTGCGCGAATAGTCCCAGTCCGACGGCTTCAAGACATGCTCTCCACTTCCGGCAGGCTGAATACCTGCACCTCAGCCCGAAACAGCTTTAGATGATTGATACACGCGGGATTGTCGCAGTAGTAGTTCGCTCCCAAGAACTCTACGGTCATCCACCCGCATCGGCAAACAATCGCCGCTAGGTGAGCCTGTATCCCTTCGACTACGAGTTCATTGGGTGAGAGCATGGCTCTTTTGGCTCAGGCACAGCGATGCCCAAGCCTTCTCCAGCGCTTCTTGGAACAGTGTCCCAAATAAACTCTCATCTGCCGTGCTGAACATGGGCAAGCAATCGTCACAGTAGCGGAATCCACTCTCTACGAACATGTACTTGCCGCACCGCTCGCAGTATTTGCCTTCCAGCAAGATCGCGCCTTCGGGTACGCAGTGATCGGCCAGCATGAAGCCGTCGCAACTCACGGCAGTACCCAGAACACGAAGTACACCGTCCCCAGCACGATCCCGAGTATGGCTAGGAAAGCGTAGAACTCGCGGTTCGTAAGCTCGCCCATCACGCCGCCTTCTCCGATGCCCTGCCCGCAATACGCCAAGCGGCTACGCGACTCTTGCAGACGTAACGTACACTGTCTGCCTCATCATCCGCTTTCTTGATCGGCTCCTCGATCCCGCGCAACGCCTTCTGAGCGTCCCACGAATAGCCAGGGAGTCTAGCTATTGTCTTTGGACAGCGTTCACGGCTGAATTTGATCTTTCGTAAGGCCATGAGTGAGGCAACCGTCTTGATCCCGTCCGCCACCTCATTGTCCGCATCCGTATGCCAAATACCACGTAAAGTAAGCTCAGCCTCAAATGAGGCGCACTCGGGGGGAACTAGCACGAGAGCTCGCTCACACGGACGGCCAGGATATGAGATCACGTGACCCATAGGAGTGACCAAACCTTCGCCCTTCACGAATTGTTCAAGATCGTCAGCGTATTGGCCGTCGGTCTTTTGCTGTTTCGTCTCTTCGCTCTCCCAAACATACTCGCGGTCAAAGTAAAGCGTATCACCATCATCGAATACCGCATGATAAACCTGCGGGTGCGTTACGCCGCAATCGACGCCAACTGTCTCTTCTGCAACTCCATAACCTAGCGGCAGATCGCCGGCATAGGTCAACTCGTTCTCATCCCAACAGGAACCATAGATAGCACCTTCCGCAGCGACCCACTTCCCTAAGATGAAGCGCTGATAATACATTCCCGTATACGAGCGCCGGATGAATTGCTTGTAGTCATCTGCAAGGTTCGGGTTGTCGTCTAAACTGAAGTGGATGATCTCGATATCGCCATTCGATTCCAGTAAGTCAAGAATCTTTTTCAGGTGATGATAGGGCGAATCCGGATTCGTCGTCCAATAAGCTCGCGCTCCCGACGGCGACATGCGATTCAGCGCCATCTTCGTGAAACTTTCGGGATATAGAACAACCTCGTCTCCTACCCAAACGCCGACCGTTGATCCTCGTACGTTCCTCTCGGAACCTTCATCCTTTGCTCCCATCACGACCCACTTGCTGCCCATGATGTCCAACTCACCTGATTGCCGATTGTACGTATATTTCGACGGCCCGAGCACGTTGAACCAGTCTGTCAGCACGTTGCGGTATACGCTATCCTTCGTCGCTCCCGTTAGGAGCCGGATGCCAGGTACTGGGTACGCGCACAGTTTGGGGAGGGCTTTACCCATCATCGTCCACGTTTTACTGGAACGCACGGAGCCAACGAGCGCTGTGATCCGCTTGTCTTGCTCTGGTGGACGCCGAATGAACCGTGCTGCCTTCACGCTGAAGGGGAGAATCTTGTCAGTAGAAGGAGCGAGATTCATTTCTCGTTCTCCAATGGTATACGGCTGGCGCGGTCAAGTTCTTGAAGCAGGTCTCGCTTCTCCTGTCCCGTGTTCTCAAATACTCCAAGATGCTTGCCGAGCAATTCGAGGCTCCCGCGTTTATCTGCGAGCTTGAACTTTGTTTTCCTGACTCGCTCTGCATCATCGCCACGCCCTTCAACATATTCTTCAACTGTAATCTCTTGGATCGCAGCGGCACGTTCCCGGTCGAGTTCGCTCAGGTCCACTAATGCACTGCCTGCTTCTGTCACGCGGATGTAATCCTGCATATTCGAGAATCCGAGCAATGCCAGTTCTTTGAGCACGCGGTCAGCAGTGATTTGTAGCCGATCCGTTCGGCGAGCGCGCTGTCTTTCGATCTCATCAGAGATACTAGCCTTTGCTAACAGTCGTGCAGCTTGTTCGTTTGCTGTTTTAGCGGAGTAGCCGGCACGAATAGCGGCTTGTGTTCCGTTAAGGTTAGCGCCGTTTGGATCGAGATATTCGCGAATAAAATTTCGCTGTCTATCGTTGAGTTGATTGCATTTACGCTTGGAAGCCACATTTACTTGCCTTTAGCAGTTATCGGCATTCGAGTCTAGCTTTCCGACAGGCTGCGGCGAATCCAGGATATGCCGGACGTCCGCTCTCGCGCCGAGGTTCGGGATAATAGAGATCGAGATTTTGGGGAAGCCTCGGGGGAGGGAGTTGCGGAACTGTTGTGACCTTGCTGAACCTGTTCTTAATCTCTGTCCAACTCACCTTTGCGAGCAGTACGATCCCGAGGGAGGGCTGATCGGGATTTAGGTAGGCGGCCCAGTTTGAACTGACTACCGTGAAGGCGAAGCGGGGAGAAGTGTGATGCGGGGGGTCTGGGGGATAGTAGGGGACACCATCTACGGTGGTCGTTGAGAGCAGGAAAACCGGGAGGCGATTGCTGGCCATCTCAGGGCGTAGTTGTAGTGAGGTCGTACCCAGATTTATGCGAAATCCGGAACGCACTACGTGTAACATTTACCTATATACTATTTTCGCTCCCGATGTCTAGCAATTTTTTGAAACGCCTTTTCCCCCACTCTTTCGGCCAATGAAGGAATCTGCGGCGATCCATAACTATTTTTGGCGCTTCTTCAACTTCGGAGATTATACCGTCCATGTGTTATAATTCTCTCGTCATTTGTTGGCCACTGGCAATTAGCGGTCGTTTTGCACTCGGTTAAATCGTGGGCAAACAATCAACTGCTGAACTACCAATGGCAGCCTAAAGAGCACCCGAGAACGGCTAGGCTTGTGACACCTAGCCGATTTCGGTCATCATATTCGACGCCTTCCTCTCCACTCTTTCCAGTAGCTCCTCGCGAGCAAGATGGCAAACAAGATCGCACCGCCCACGCTCGCGATGATCCCCAAACAAGCTGTGGGCATCATGTATTCGCGCCAGTCCATTTCAGCCTCCGTCTGCAAATTTGCAGTCACCTTTCCACGTAGAGCACCTGCTCCAGACTCATCGACTGATGGCAAACTTCGCAATACACTCTAGCCGGTTCTGATAACGCGCGCTTTGGCATCAAACTCAATTTCGAGGACTTGCACTGTGGACAGGATGCGAAGTAGTGAAAGTTCTCGGCCTCGATCTCGCGAAGTGCTCGGGCTTTCATTTGAGCAAGAATCATGGAAGTCTGCTAAGCGGACGCAACTACGCTAAAATGCGCTTGCGCAAAGCCTCATCACTTTCCATCCACAGTCCTTCTAGCGGGAAATATACCGCATCAGGATGTCCTTCATACAATACTTTGGGGAACTATACCTTTAACTCCCTAAACCATTGAAGACACGTCTTCTGAGCTTTCCGGCCATACTATAACGACTTCGCTTTTTACGCGTTCTTGCTCGACGGCCAACCTGCGAAGCAACTCCGCCTGCCACTTCGGAGTTTGTCCACGATATTCATCCAGCGGCAAACTCCCCATTGTTCTCTCCGATTTCAAAGTGAAATGACTTCAAGGATGAACACAATTTACTAGTACGGCGAACCGAAATGGCCAGATACCGCATCAGATCGTCCGTGGTGTTCTCCGGCCCGAACGGGTCGATGGTCTTATACCACATTCGGCGTTAGACCCACGGAGCTCCTGCGTGACAAATCTTCAGATCGGTATCCGATGCGTCCAAAACCGGAAGCGCCATCCAAAAGAATCCGCTTCCGTTCCATCCCCAGTCTGTACCCCAAGAATTCATGATCAGCGCAGATGGTGGGCAATTCACCGGACGCAGTGAGGCGGGTGTACCTACATCGTAGCCGACCATGAGCACTTCATGGCCACCCACTACTGACTCGCTCGTTGGATCAGGGCTATAAATTCCACTTTGCGCTACGGCATCGGATTCGAATGAATCGTAAACCGTGAAACCGATCTCTACCGGCCAAGGTACAGGATCGCCAATCACTGACAGCGCTACCTGCGAGCCAGTTAGTCCGTGATATGCACCCATGCGATATTGCAAAGCATTTTGATTCATCGCGGCGGTCGGCTGCTGAATCGTCTGTGAGTCGTCTGGATATAATGAGTCCTCGCAAGCCCCATCTGTGATCACCACATTACATCCCGTAACACCGTCAGAGCCGTCGCCGGCGGGAAAGTTCCCGTTTGCGATCAGTTCTTGCGCATAGACGTACAGCGGGCTTAGCGTTGGCTGCTTGCCGAGATAGGCGCGGAAGATCCATTCCAAAGCCTCGGCAAATGCGTGCCCGGTGCAACTGCCAAGCTGCCCTTGATTTTTGATAGCGCCGCAGTTCTTTCGTAAATCGACCACTGGCGGCAAAGAAGGCGTTACGCGGCTGATCATGCGGTGAGCGGGGAGTTCAGCCGGTCGAAGGCGCCCATAACTGCGAAGAATCGGCATAGATCATTTCTCCATTTCTTTTGAGTTCAATGCTAAAAATATCGGAGTGGCTCACGAAGTCCACTCCGATCTCACAATTGATGCATGTCGTTTAGGTTACCGTTGGACTTACTCCTCCCAAAGCATTCGGATCACTGATCAGTGTCCATGTCCCGCCATCGACGCTGTACAGGGAAGTCGAGCCGCTCGGCAGTCCGCTCGCGATTCCAAGCATAGAGTCTACGCCCTGCCCGCTGCCTGCAACAGGCGGCTGCACTGCCGTGACGTTGCCAATGTCGAATCCTCCCGGCACGGCGGTAGAGACGGCTGGAGCAGAGAGCGGAGTGTACAAGAACGCGCTCGGACCCGGCGTAGCGTCGGCGAATGTGAACGTGGGAATCGCAACCGAGGACGGCCACGTGTTGTTGAGTTGCGCTGCGGTCACGGGCAATCCGTCCGCATCGGTGAAAGTTACGCTGATAAGATCGCTCCCGTCATCTTGCAGTGTCCACGCGACGGAAGCTCCTACTGCTTTCTTCGTTGCCATAGAGAATTCTCCTTTTGAGTTCTTCTGAGTTACGGTTACAGTGACCCCAGCAAGCTGAGGTGGCGGGGGAGGGGTGAGCAGTTCGACGAGTTGAGCCAGTTCCGAGTTCGACAGTTTCCATTGAACCAAGCCTGCATTCTCAACTGCTAATTCCGCGTTCGCACTGTTTAGAAGCACACTATTCTGCGCCTCTAAAGCGTTGGCGATGCGCGTCAACTGGTTGACGATTGCACTCAACTGTAGGTTGAGCACGCCTACGGGATTCGGTGGAAAAACAGACATCGTTTACCTCCGTATTACTTGGCCAGAGAGATCATCCGATCATAAACTTTCACGATTATTTACCTGACAAGTTCTCTTCCACTGTTTTAACGGGCCAGCCCATCAGCACGCCTAGGACGTGAACACCTGACAGACTGGCCCTCTTCGGTTTAGGGTCTCAGTTCGCCTTCGTATGGTTCGTCTTCGCCGGGAAGCGTGGTGGCCAACCGCTTTGCCGTTATAAGTTCAACAACCTTCACTTCGCGGTGCGATATTGATTCGAGTGCGGTAAATGCCGCGTCCTTGCTGCATGGATTCATGGCGTAAACGGCACCGGGGCCGATGAATCGCGTGCGTCCTTCCACCGCGCCGCGCACAATCTTGCTGCCCGCACCAGCTAGTTCGCCGTCGACCCACTCGGGCCGCACCAGCGTCACTTCGCGTTCCGGCAATGGCGGGACTTCGACGCGAAACAACGCACCCGCACCGAAATACTCAGTCGTTATGTAGCCAACCTCGCGCGAATGGCCAAACATTTCAACGACCGCCCAACCTTCAAACTTGCTCGTCTCGTGTTCCACTTTCAGCCTCCAAATTTGTCAAGTATATAGTCGTCTAAACTTTTAAGAGAGTAGTCATTCCCGCTCTTTACAAGCAACCCTTGCGGTGTTCCACGTCACGCCGCCTTTTCTGCCTTTATCTGCTTTAATAGCAGTTTGAGATCAAGTTTAAAATGCGATTGCTGAATCCGCCGAATATTCGCGAAGCGCTGAGGCCATTTCTTTTCAAACCACGCCAACGCCTCGACTTTATGATTGTCGAACCATTCATGGCATTCATGGCATAATGTGAGATTGTTGTCTAATTCCCAGCGAATCGTCAGATCGCGGCGGCTGAACACGTGCGCCCATTCTGGCCCAAACGGCCACTGGACAACATCACCGTCAAAATACAGGGCATAACATCGCTGGCAATATATATAGAGCGCCCCTAGATTACTCGCTGAGTCGCGTTCAAAACACTTACGCCGAGCCAAGGGGTCGAGCTGGACGATCAGTTTACGGCGCGTTGCCGACTTGGAACTGGACTGAATCATGTTAGGTGTTGTCGATTTTGATGAGCCGCCGCTTAGCTGTCTTCCCGCGTTTGGCTTTTGTTTTTGATGTCCGCTTAGTGGACTTCTCGGCTTTGCGAGCGGCTTTTTTCTCCGCACGCTGCTGCGCTTTAGCGGCTTTCTCCTGTTCGCGAGCGGCTGCTTCCTCCGCAGCCTGTTGCTTGGCCAGTTCTTCATGTTGCACCTTGAAGCCATCGGCTTCTGCCAGTTCCGTGGCAAAGTGTTCCTCGAAAAATGCGATCATTGCCTCGAAGAACTTTTGCTTGAGGGTTAGAGTCTTGTCTCCGTCCCGAATACCCTCCATCCAGATTGCGCGTGCCTCCAGTTTTTCAAAGCGCTTGATGGTTCGCAATGGCAATTGGCGAGCGAACAATGACGTGGCTTCTTTCTTCTCGCTGGCTGGAAGATCTTCGTTCAAGATGCCACGCACTTGCTCCCGAACTTCCGCGACGGATTCAGCCTTTAGAGCTTCGCGAATGACTTCACGGGTGCGCTTTTGTTCAGGGAGTTTAGCGATTTCTGCCGCTGCTTTGATGCCCAGCTTCTCAACTGTTTCTTCGTCAATCGGCTTCGCGCCTTGACTGAGTTGCGCCACGCTCAACAACTCAAAGACACGACTCCGGGCCATCTTGCCCACCCGCGCATCCGTGTATTGTTCGTAACGTCGGAAGCAGGGAGTGCCATCAGTGTTTTGCAGGTGCTGCCATAAACCGCTCTCTTTCATTTTCAAGAGCAATTTTCCCAAAACCACGAACTGCGCCCCAACTTCCCGCGCAGCCTCACATACTTTTTCGTCCAGGGCCACTGCTTTCTGTACCAGTTTGCTGTCAACCTTTTCCAAGACTTCTCCGTTTTCCGCCATGAGATTTTCTCCGAGTCCGCTTAGCAGACTTCACTTTTCTTCAATGACAAACACAATACGTTTTTCAATCCCGATTTTTGCGCGAAGCGCTTTACCTGGCATCCGCGTGCCCCGTAGAAGCTCACCAAGATGCTGAGGACTGATGCCAAGCTCGTCGGCCAATTCCTTTTGTGTCCGATCCCCTTGTCGCTTCCGCAATAGTTCTGGGATTTGATGAGGCTTAATCGTTTTCATGGCTATGACTATATGCTTACTCGCGTAGTTTTGTCAACGTCTAATTTGAGAGTCTCATTCTGTAGGACACCTGAATCGCAGCACGCCAGATCATACGCTTTCTACTTCTGCGAATAACGGATTCGTCATGCGATGAGCCGTTCGCAGATTTTCAACCGATTGCTTGAAGTATGATTCCTTCAATTCAATGCCTGCGAATTTGCGCCCCTGCTGAATCGCCACATAGCCCTCGGAGCCGATTCCCGCGAATGGACTGAATACAACATCTCCTGCATTCGACCAGAGTTCTATCGCGCGGCGGATCACTTCGAGTTGCAAGGGACAAATGTGCCGCTCGTCTTCTTCCTCTCGCGCTGATTTTCTCTGCAATGTATCCGAGGGATCAATATCCATCCATACCGGAGAAGCATATCTCTGCCACACCGATACTGGCAGAGATTCATTGGTATGCGTCACGCGTTCAGGATTCTCTCCAGGCTTGCGCATCGTCACGAGGTAATCCGCGATTCCCTGACGCGACATGCAGGAGTCTTTTTTGATTTGCTTATGGAGTAGACCGAGAGCCTTCGTGCGTTGCATCGCCGTTACAGGGTCTTTCCAAATACAGACCTCGGAATGGTAGATGAATCCCGCATCTTGAAAAATGCGGATCAGATCACCACGAAAATCTGCGATGCCGATATACCCGTCCCGCTCTTTCGAGATTGGCAGATTCATGCAATGGAAGGAAAGCAACCGACCGGGCATCGTGATGCGGAGCAGTTCTTTAGTAAGGTAGGAGAAA